CATGCACTCTTGCGCACCTGTGTTTGAGAGCGGCATCGTGTGGTGTCCTGACACTAATTTTGCTGATGAGGTTATGGAAGAATGCGCTGCATTTCCGCATGGTGAACATGATGACTTGGCGGATTCGATGACACAGGCTATACTGCGTTTTAGGCAGGGCGGTTTTATCGTGACCAGAACTGACTATAACGATGAAGATGAATACAGTTACAATAGGCGCAGAGAATACTATTAGGAGCAATATAATGAAAACAGAGTCGGCTTCACGCCCATACAACCGAAAAACAAAAGCTAAAGCTACTGCGCGTAAAAAATTAAAAAAACGCGCTGATGAAGAATATAATCGTAAAGACAGCAAAATTGGCGAAGGCGATATTTATGTTGGCATATACGAAGGTGGTGAATATGCTGATTCTGGTTCTCAAGGTTCAAGAGAATTAAGGAAATTGTTAGATGAGGCTGAAGCTGGGCGTGTTAAAAAATATAAAGGCGGTGGTGCTGTGAAGCCTGATTTTTTAGATTTAGACGGTGATGGTAATACGTCTGAGCCAATGAAGAAAGCTACGAAAAGAATGGCAAAGGGCGGCGCTGTTTCTACTGAAACAGATGGTGTAATGCAGGAGCATTATCGTCAGCCCGTAACTGCGTCAATGAAGGATGAAAACTCAGGTTTTTCCCGTGGTGGTGGAGCGGCATTGCGTGGCACAAAGTTTCGTGGCGTAAGATAATGTCTAAGGGGTATTATGTTAACTGTCCTATTGTGACAGTAACTAAAGAGGTTGAGGCAGATTAAGTTGACGCTCCGTTTTCCTCCCAGCGGCTTACGTCAACGGTTCCCGATTTCTGTCCTTTCGTTGGTAGAGCTTTTCTGCCTCAACGCTAAAATAGGAATATAATATGGCTTTTATAGATCGTGATTCTGGTCCGGGCGGCATTCCTGAAATGCCTATGTTGCCTGAAGAAAACGTTTTGGCTGACATTCCTGCCCTACCGCAACAACCCGGTGTTTTTGAGTTTGATGACGGCAGTGCGATAGTAGGGGATTACGACGATGGAATGGGCGTTGTTCCAACTGTTGCTTTTGATGGCAATCTTGCTGATGTTATTGATAGTTCTGTTCTTGGTCGCATTTCTTCTGATTTGGTTGGTTCGATTGAAGAAGATTTGTCTTCCAGACAAGATTGGGAAGACACGTATAAGCAGGGTTTAGAATTTCTAGGCATGAAGACTGAAGAGCGCACAGAGCCTTTTGAGGGTTCGTCAGGCGTTGTTCATCCATTACTGGCAGAAAGTGTAACGCAGTTTCAAGCGCAAGCGTATCGTGAGCTTTTGCCTGCAAATGGTCCTGTTAGAACGCAAGTAATTGGTGCGCAGAACGAAATGCTGGTTAAGCAAGCAGAGCGCGTCAAAGATTACATGAATTACCAGATTACTTATGAAATGGAAGAATATGATCCTGAGTTGGATCAGATGTTGTTTTATCTGCCTGTTGTTGGCTCTACGTTTAAGAAGGTTTACCGTGATCCACTAAAGCAACGCGCTGTTAGTAAGTTTATTCACGCAGAAGACCTTATTGTTCCTTACGGCACACCTGATTTGGCTAGTTCGCCACGCATTACGCACCGTATTTCGATGGATTCTAACGAGGTTAGAAAGCTGCAACTTGCTGGCTTCTATAGGGATATAGATATTCCTAGTGACGGCAGTTATGGCGAACAAATGAATGAAGTGCAGGAGTCGATTGATGACATACAGGGCGTACACCCGTCTAATGCGTCATCAGACCTGACGCTTTATGAGGTTCACACTGATTTAGACATTGAGGGCTTTGAGGACATTGGTATGGACGGTGAGCCTACAGGCTTAAAGCTACCGTACATTGTTACTATCCTTGAGGATACGAACGAAATACTGTCTGTTCGTCGTAATTACCCTGAGAATGATCCTATGAAACGTGCGCAGAAATACTTTGTGCATTACAAGTTTTTGCCCGGTTTGGGTTTTTATGGCTTGGGTCTGACGCATATGATTGGCGGCTTGGCTATGGCGTCAACGTCATTGCTGCGTCAGCTTATTGATGCTGGTACTTTGGCTAATTTGCCAGCGGGTTTTAAGGCCCGTGGTGCGCGTATTCGTGATGAAGACAGCCCGATACAACCGGGAGAGTTCCGCGATATTGACGTAGTTGGTCAGACATTGCAGGCGTCTTTAATGCCATTGCCGTTTAAAGAACCATCTGGCACGTTGTATAACCTTTTGGGTACGCTGGTGGATGCTGGTCGCAGGTTTGCATCTATGGCTGACATGAAGGTTGGTGAGATGAGTGGTGAAACGCCCGTTGGCACCACTATGGCTATTATGGAGCGCGGAACTAAGGTTATGTCCGCTATTCATAAGCGGTTGCATTATTCGCAAAAGATGGAATTTAAACTTCTGTCTAATATCTTTGCGCAAGACTTACAGCCGTATCCTTATATGGCGTCCAAAGAGTTTGGCCCTGAAGTAAAAGCGCAGGACTTTGATGAGCGCATTGATGTTTTGCCTGTTTCAGACCCGAACATCTTTTCCATGTCGCAGCGCATTGCTTTGGCGCAAAGTGAATTGCAGTTGGTGCAGTCTAACCCTGAGATACACGGCGGTCCTATGGGGCTGTATCAGGCGTATCGCAAGATGTACGAGGCTTTGGGCGTTACGAACATTGACGCTATTTTGCCGCCACCGCCACCGCCACCCCCGCCTGCTAATGCTGCTAAAGAAAACCAGAATGCGCTTATGGGTATGCCATTACAGGCGTTTCCAGAGCAAGATCATCAGGCCCACATAGAGGCTCATATGGCCGTCATGTCTACACCTGCCATGCAGCTTAACCCTGCGTCTATTGTGGCATTACAGGGCCACATACAGGAGCATATAGGGCTTATGGCTGAAAAGCAGGCACAGGCACAGGTTATGGAGAGAATACCGCCTGAAGTGCAGCAAAACCCAGAACAAATGCAAATGATGATGCAGCAAATTAAGCCACAAATTGACCAGATAGCTGCGGTTATGATTGCAGATATGGTTGAAAGCATGGCGCAAGCTGTGGAGCCACCACAGCAGTCTGATCCTTTGGTAGATATACGCAATCAGGAACTTCAGTTGAAAGCGGCTGATATGCAGCGCAAGTCTTCAGAGTTTGAAGCCAAACAAGAGTTAGAGCGTGAGAAGGAAAAGAATGACGTTCTGGTAAATCAACAGCGTATTGATGTTTCTGAAGCAGCTTTGGATGATAAGACCAGAATTGCAGAAGATAGGATACGGACGCAGCGTGAAATTGCGGTGATGAATGCAACAAAAGCCAATACAGGATAATATCGTAGATTTTCCTGAAATGACTGAAATAGACAGGCAGTTCTTGGAGTTGGAACGCCAAAAGATTTTAATTGCACAACAACGTAAGCAAATAGAAGATAGGAAATGATATGAGTTCATCTGTAAGAGAAAAAATGGCGCAAGTCATTAAAGAGGCAAAGCGTCCACCTGTAATTGTAGCAGAGGTAAAAAATGAAGCCACGCCGCCTATCGCGGAAAAACCTGCCAGCAAGCCCCAAGCGCCAGTTAAAAAGCAGGCCAAGAAAAAGACCAAGGCGGTTAAAAAAACATAGCAAAATAGCCAAACCCCAAAGATTTATGGGAGTTTTGTAGATTTTTGCCTAAAATACTTGTATATCCCGAACAGTTGCATACCATGTGCGCGGGGAGACAAGTATGGACGCTTTACATTTAGCAGAATATATGTTGAAGGAAATACGTGATCGTAATTCTAGGTTGAAAGACCGAATTGCGGACGGTTCGGCCTCATCTTGGGATGAGTATCGGTATCTGGTAGGCGAAATACGCGGAATGACCTACTGTGAGGATTTACTTAAAACCGCGATGAAAGGCGTAGAATTGGAAGATGAATAAAAAGTTGTATGTTCCAGACCATGTTTTAAAAGCTGCAAAAAAAGAAAAATTATCTAAACCAATAGAAAATGCGTTTAAAGACAATAACGCAGAAGCGGATAATAAAAACGTAGAAGACCCGTCTAATCTTGAGGCTTCTGCACTGGAAAGATTGCCACAGCCTACGGGTTATCGCGTTTTAATCATTCCGTATTATCCTAGCGCCAAAACAAAGGGCGGCTTGTATATTCCAGATCAAACTAGAGAGCGTGAATCATTTGCTACCGTATCTGCTTACGTGGTTAAGTTGGGTCCAGACGCTTACAAAGACGAACAAAAGTTCCCTAGTGGTCCCTATTGTCAGGAGAAAAGTTGGGTTCTTATAGGAAGATATGCTGGGAATAGGTTTAAAGTGGATGGTCTTGAGGTCAGAATCATAAATGACGATAATATTATATCCACAATACTTGACCCAACAGATATTTCGTATGTATAGAAGATTATGGAGTTCTAAATAATGTCTATGGTTGAAGAAAACATTAATAGCGAAGAGCTAGAAGGCACAACAGTCGAGTTTGAGGATGACAACGAAGAGTCTTCATCTGAATCTGTTGTTGTTGCTCCTGAAGAAACCCGAACAAAAGTTCGTGATAAGTCTAGCGGCGATGATGAGTTAGAAAGCTACAGTGAAAGCGTTCAAAAACGTATCAATCAATTAACAGCAAAACGCAAAGCTGCGTCTGAAGAAGCCGAAGCTGCGGTTCAGTACGCTCAACAAGTTCATCAAGAAAACCAGCAGATGAAAGCTAGGTTGCAACAGCTAGATCAGGGATACAGGTCTGAATATGAAGGCCGCGTTGTATCTCAAGAGCAGCAAGCCAAACGTGCGTTGACAGAAGCGCATGAAGCTGGCGACTATGAAAAGGTTGCAGAAGCGCAATCCGCGTTGTCACAAGTTGCCATCGAAAAAGAACGCATTCGTCTGCAAACAGCCAAGGCTCAAAGGGACGAACAGCAAAGACAGGCTCAAGCTGAACAACAGCAGCAACAACAGCAGTATCAGCAGCAACAACCGCAACGTCAGGCGGCTGACCCTAAGTTGGAAAAGTGGTTGTCTAAGAACGATTGGTTTGAAAAAGACAACGTTATGAAAGCTGCGGCTACAGCCATACACAATCAAATTGTCGGTGAGGAAGGGTTCGACCCTACTACCGACGAATATTATTCTGAAATAGACAAGCGTATCCGCAAGGAAATGCCACATAAGTTTCAGGTGAAACAAAAAAACGCCCAAGTTGTTACACCTGCGTCCAGTAATGGACGGTCATTAAAATCTGGGCGGAAAAATACGGTGGAACTAACGCCGGGGCAAGTCGCATTTGCCAATAAGATGCGGATACCTTTGGAGCTTTATGCAAAAGAAGTTCTAAAAATTGAAAGCAGGAGAGAATAACATGGCAACTAGGTCAGCGCGTGATTCAGAATCACGGGAAAACGCAGAGCGTATTCAACAATGGCGACCCGGTTCAGCCTTGGACGCACCAGAGCCGCCTATTGGCTTTAAACATAGATGGATTCGTGAATCTGTCTTGGAATACGATGATAAGACTAACGTTCATAAGAAACGGCAAGAGGGATGGGAACTTGTTCGCGCTGAAGAGTACCCAGATTATGTTGGCCCGGTAGTTGATGAAGGAAGAAACGCAGGCACCATTGGTGTTGGCGGTTTGGTTCTGGCCCGAATCCCTGTAGAATTAGTTGAGCAGCGGAACCGCCACTTTGACACTGTGGCACAAAATCAAATGGACGCTGTTGACCGCGATTGGATGCGGGAAAACAACGCTCTTATGCCAAAGATGGCACCACAACGTAAATCCTCTGTGAGCTTTGGCTCAAGAGGTAAATAAGGAGATTAACGATGGCGAATCAAGACGCTGCATTCGGTCTTCGTCCCGTAAAGAGAATTGGGGGAACCCCGTTCACTGGTGGACAAAACCGTTATCGTATCGCCGCAAATTATGGTACTTCAATCTTCCAAGGTGACATGGTAGCCCAAGTCACAGGTGGCGGTGTAGAAATACACGCTGATGGCGGAACAGTACCTATTGTTGGCGTGTTCAATGGTTGTAAATACACTGACCCAACTACGGGTGAGCAAGTATTTAGCAATTACTATCCTGCAAGCACAAATGCTTCTGACATTATTGCGTTTATCATTGATGACCCTATGGTTGTTTTTGAAATCCAATGCGATGCGGCATTCCCAATAGCTGACTTGCTAGGCAACTTTGATGTTGTTTATACATCTGCTGGTAGCACCAAAAGTGGTGTGTCTGGTTCTGAATTAAAAGTCACTGACGGTGGCACAGCAACTACGCTGTCTCTAAAAGTGATAGATATTTCTGAAGACCCAGAAAATAGCGATGTAAGCTCTGCTAATACCAACGTGTATTGCGTCATTCAAAACCATATATTCGGCGTTAAAGGCGCTGGGTTAGCGTAAGGAGCTAAATAATGGCAATTTCTCGTTCACAATTAGCTAAAGAGCTAGAACCGGGGCTGAACGCACTTTTCGGAATGGAATACAACCGTTACGATGATGAGCATGCTGAAATCTTCGACACAGAATCGTCAGATCGTGCGTTCGAAGAAGAAGTTATGCTGTCAGGTTTTGGGAATGCTCCCACAAAAACCGAAGGTGCAGGAGTATCGTTTGATGATGCTAACGAAGCGTACACCGCTCGTTACACCCATGAAACGGTTGCGCTGGCATTCGCTCTGACTGAAGAGGCGATTGAAGACAATCTGTATGATCGTCTTGGCGCTCGTTACACAAAAGCCCTTGCCCGTTCTATGGCGCATTCAAAGCAAGTTAAAGCCGCTGCGGTTCTTAACAACGCTTTTAATTCGTCATTTACAGGTGGTGATGGTGTAGAACTTTGTTCGACAGCACACCCACTTGCACAGGGCGGAACTTTCCGTAACGAACCGTCCACTGCTGCTGACCTCAATGAAACTTCGCTGGAAAATGCTCTTATCGACATTTCAGCGTTTGTTGATGAGCGGAATATGATTATTGCCCTTCGTGGCACTAAGCTGATTATTCCACCGCAGCTTCAGTTTATTGCAGATCGTCTGTTGGAATCAACCTTGCGTCCCGGCACATCTGACAATGACATTAACGCAACAAAGAACATGGGTATGGTTCCAGAGGGTTACACTGTTAACCACTTCTTGACCGATACTGATGCGTTCTTCCTGAAGACTGACGCGCCAAATGGCTTCAAGCACTTTGAGCGTTCTCCCATGCAAACAAACATGGAAGCAGACTTTGATACAGGCAACATGCGCTTTAAGGCGCGTGAGCGTTATTCATTTGGTTTCTCGGACCCACGTTGCGTATTCGGCTCACCCGGAGCGTAACCCGAACAAATGTTTGGTTTTGATTGGGGGCGGTTTAACTGCCCCCTTTCTTTTTTTAAATTGTTGTGTATTATTTGTTTATCCCTGACAGGTGCATAAAGCGCCTGACTTAACCCAAGACAGGAGATAATCATGGGTAATTCTACATTTTCAGGACCAGTACGGTCTGAAAACGGTTTCCAAATAATTTCTACAAATTCTACAACAGGTGCAGAAACCACTGTGGCAAGCACCGCGTCTACTGGTATTGTTACCAACAAATATGTAAAGCACGTTGGCTTTGCCACTGGCGTTACAGTAAACACTACCGCAGGCGACAGCCCCGCGATTGGTGAGTTCACACAACCAGCAAACACAATCATCACGGACATAAAAATCTTTTGTGCCACAGCCCCTGTAATTGGAACGGGTGATATTGGTTATGAGGTTGGAACTTCTAGCTCTGGCGCACAGATTGTTGCGGCTGTTACTGATGAGATTTTAGACGGCGGTACAACAGTTGTTCTTGGCAATGTAACTACAACAACTCTTGTTGCACAAACACAAAGTGGAACAACTGCTCCTGCCTCTGTCCAGTACACTTCTGCGGAACGTACAATCTATTGTAACATCACTAATACGGTTGACGCTACCACTGCGGGTTCGTTTACGTTCATTATTGAATACGTTCAAATAGCGTAATAGGAGAGCGTAATGGCTGATGCTGTAGCTACTCAAACCATTCAGGACGGTCAGAAAATGGTCGTTCAGAAGTTTACCAATGTCTCTGATGGGTCAGGCGAGTCTGCTGTAGTTAAAGTAGACGTCAGCGCATTAGCTGCAAATGCCCGTGGTGATGCCTGCACAGGTGTTACCATAGAAAAAATATGGTGGCAGTGCATTGGAATGAAAGTACAAATTCTTTTCAATGCCTCTACTAATGTGTTTTGTATTGAGCTTGGCGAAAACCAAAGTGGTCATCACGACTATACAGCTTTTGGTGGGCTAACCAACAATGCTGGTAGTGGCAAAGATGGGGACGTTTTGTTCACAACTGTAGGTCACACTAGCGCAGATACATATACTATCATTATGTCGATGCGGAAAGAGTATGGCTAAACGTTCGGATAAAATGCCGAAGCGCAATAAAAAGAATTTCCGCTCCACTAAGTCTGGAGCGGGAATGACCAAGGCTGGTGTTGCCGCTTATAGACGTAAAAATCCCGGCTCTAAATTAAAAACGGCGGTTACTGGTAAAGTTAAAAAAGGCAGTAAAGATGCCAAGCGGCGTAAGTCTTTCTGCGCCCGTTCTGCTGGACAAATGAAAAAGTTTCCAAAAGCGGCTAAAGACCCTAACAGTCGTTTGCGGCAAGCTAGAAAGCGGTGGAAGTGTTAATGAAACAATTTGTTGTTATTCTTTTTACTGCTGTTGTTACGGGAATTGGCGCTATTTCTTACAGTTGGGCCGCGTGGACAACTGAAACTTTAATTTCTGTGGATAAGAAAACAGAAGTTATAGCAACAGAAATATCTTACATAAAAAAATACATGGAGCGGGACTATGGCTATATCCAGAGGTCAGATGAAACAGCAAGTGTCAAAGCCGCCGAGTAAAAAACCTACAGGCGTTGTGTATCTTAGAAAAGGTGGCAAAGCGTCCCCTAAATCAAAAGGCAGTAAAATCTGCCCTGCGGGTAAGGCTTGGGCGAAAAGAACTTTTGACACGTACCCATCTGCTTATGCGAACATGGCTGCGTCTAAATACTGCAAAGACCCTAATTACGCAAAAGGCGCGAAGGGCAAAAAGAAAAAGAAGAAAGCATAATGGGTGCGCTGAAGGATTGGGTTAATCAAGATTGGGTTAGGATCGGCACTGACGGTTCTATTCAAGGCAAGTGCGGCACATCTAAAAACAAAAAAAACCCTGATAGATGTTTGCCCCGTAGTAAAGCTCAAAGCCTTAGTAAGAAAGAACGGTCAGAAACAGCTAAAAAGAAAAAGGCGGCTGGCAAGAAAGGCCAAACTGTAGTTGCTAATACTAAAAAGGCCAAGGTTCGCAAGATGGAAAATGGGGGTGTAGTGGCAGAAACAAAAGCAAAACGTCCATTTAAAGGTAAAAACATACCCGGCACTATGGTTGCAAACGGGTGTGGTGTTGTTATGTCAAACGGCAAAGGTTCCAGAAGAAAACGCACCAAGCTAACTTAGGAGAATATCATGGCGATGAAGAAAAAAGGCTATCGTAACGGCGGTAAAGTAAAAAAAATGATGAAGGGTGGTGCCGCTGGTGGCATGAAAAAGCCTAAACGCATGATGAAAGGTGGCGCTGCTGGTGGTATGAAAAAGCCCCGTATGATGAAAAAAGGTGGTGCAGCGGGTGGCGTAATGACTCTTGCACAACTTCGCAAAGCGGCATCAGCAAAAGGTATGAAGTTAGTAAAAAAATAATGTCATACCTATACAGCAATATACCTTACTTTAAGGCATGGGTTCGCCGTGAATATACTCACAACCATGAGGATTATCACGGCGAATTTCTTCATGCTATGGTCATAGGTGTAACAACAATCCCGAACAGATGTTTGAGTTTCCAAGTTATATTTACTGGAAACGAAGCTGAAGATGCAGATGAGGACACAGTTCATGGCGGTGCTATGTGGGCAAGAATGCCTATAACTGCACTTGTAGGCGACATACCGTTGGAAGAATGGCCTGAGCCAATGCAGACATATGACGCACAGCCTTGGGACTGTGCATCTCATCATCACTCTGTATTTGTCATGGACCGTGCAACGCCTTGCCCTTGGATGGCAAAAATAGATGGTGAAATGCACCCAGCTAAATATTTATTTACGGTTGATTACACTAACAGCGAGATTGCAGATGATCCCGCACAACACAAACAAAGCCACGTTTTGCAGTTGCTAGATGCAGGTGAATGGACAGGCAATATAGTAGCTTTGCCAAATAACCGCGTTCGTGTTACACATCCAGCGTGGTTTGTAACTGGTGAGGGAGCGCCTGATTTCAAACCATCACAGCATATACATTATTCTAAATCTGATTTAGACTACACCTTAGATGTTAACAGGGTTTTCGATAACCTTTATAACGAGGAATGACATGGCAGTATCAGGCTCAACAGATTTTGAATTAGATGTTGCTGAATACATCGAAGAGGCTTTTGAGCGTTGTGGCTTAGAGGCCCGAACTGGATATGACCTGAAAACAGCTAAAAGATCGTTAAATCTTTTGTTTGCGGATTGGGCGAATCGCGGTCTTAATCAATGGACAATTAATCAAAGAAATTTCACTGTGACAAGTGGTGATGGTGAAACAAGCCTTGACACTGATGTAATTGATATATTGTCATTAGTGGTTCGCAGGGACGGCACAGATTATTCATTAAGCAGAATTAGCAGAGATGAATATCTAAGCATTCCAACAAAAACAACTACAGGCCGACCAACACAGTTTTTTTTAGATAGGCAAATAACGCCTAATTTAAAACTTTGGCCCCTGCCTGATAATAGCACAGATGTAATCGTCTATGATGCTTTGACGCGCATGGATGATGCAGACACTTACATAAACACGGTTGACATGCCATTTCGGTTTTACCCCTGTCTAGCTGCGGGATTGGCGTATTACATTGCTATGAAAAGAGCGCCAGAGCGTTTGCAAATACTTAAACCGATATATGATGAAGAAATTAACAGGGCTATGGATGAAGATAGGGACAGAGCTTCATTTAGAGTTGCGCCAGATTTAAGGAACTATAGGTATGTCTAGGTACGCCACAGGCAAGTGGGCATATGGAATATCTGACCGTTCTGGGTTTAGATACCGCTTACGTGACATGCGAAAAGAATGGAACGGCTTATTAGTTGGCAAAGATGAATGGGAGCGCAAAGAGCCGCAACTTGAACCTCTTAGAGTAAGACCCGATCCACAGGCTTTACGTGATCCAAGACCGCAACAAAACGAAACAGAGATTAATTCAATACAATATGGGTTTAATCCTGTCGGTTATCGTGGCGATGCTTTAGGGTTTACAGGCAATAAACTAAAGGCTGAAGGGTCTGTAGGAGAGGTCACGGTGACAACATGAGCTATACATACACGACATTAAAGCAAGCTATAAAAGACTACACTGAAAACGATGAAACCACGTTTGTCAGCAATTTGCCTGTGTTTATCAGAAACACAGAAGAACGTATTTTGAAAAACGTTCAGTTAAGTTTATTTCAGAAAAACGCCAGCGGAGTTATGAGTGACTCAAACAAGTTTTTAACATGCCCGTCTGATTTTCTTGCGCCGTTTTCCTTGTCTTACACAGACTCTAGCAGTAATCAGGTTTTTTTAAACTTTAAAGATTCAAACTTTATACAATCTTTTAACCCAAATTCTGCAACTACGGGTTCGCCGCGATACTACGGTCAGTTTGATGTTGATAATTTCATCTTAGCGCCAACGCCTGACAGCGGTTACACGGTTGAGTTGCAGTATTATTATCGACCATCCAGCATTACTACTAGCAACTTTGTTTTAACTTTAACAAGCGTTTCTGGGACGTTTGTAGCAGGAGAAACAGTTTCAGGAGGTACAAGCGGTCAATCCTCTAATTTAGATTCAATTGATTCTACCGCTTTAACAGTGGATATTCCTTCGGGGGATTATGTTGTTGGTGAAACTCTTACTGGCGGCACTAGCGGAGCCACGGGAGTTATTTCTGCCATAGGCGCGGATACTACTGAATCTTGGATTAGTCAAAATGCGGAAGTTGCTTTGCTTTACGGCGCTTTAATGGAAGCCTACGTGTTTATGAAGGGCGAACAAGACTTGCAAGTTTTGTACGAAAAACGTTTTGGCGAAGCTATTATGGGTCTTAAAATGCTTGGTGAGTCGCGTGAAGTCACAGATGAGTACCGCACAGGTCAGATTGTAAGGGCTAAACAATGAATAATATGTCTTTTGGAGAGTTTAAGGTTGATATTCAAACCACTAATAATCGTGGTGCTACTCCTGAAGAGGTAGCGCACCGTTGCGTAGGTAAAATCGTTGCTTTCTCTGAGGACGCGCATCCTACTTTGCGGGACCAAGCGATTGCATACCGAGATAGCATAGAAAAGCTGCTTGTCATCTATATGAAACAGGCTATCCAAAGTGACAGAACTACTGTATATAATGCAATTAAAGAAGCGGGTCATCCCACGTTAGCTGAATATATAAGGAAAATGTAAATGGCTTTTTCAGGCAACTTCCTGTGTACCTCGTTTAAAAAAGAACTGATGACGGCTACACATAATTTCACCGCAGCAAGCGATCAATTTAAGTTGGCGTTGTATACGAACAGCGCCAGTTTTAACGCAGCAACAACTGCTTACACCAGTAGCAATGAGGTTACTGGCACGAACTACACGGCTAAAGGAAACTTTCTAACAAGCGTAACGCCAACTACTAGCGGCACAACGGCGCTTACAGACTTTGCTGACGAGGTGTTTTCCAACGTGACAATCTCTTCTGTAAGAGGCGCGTTGATTTATAACGAAGCTGCAACCAGTGATCCGTCCGTTTGTGTGTTAGACTTTGGGGCAGATAAGGGTGCCAGTTCAGGGGACTTCACCATTGTGTTTCCTACGGCAGATGCAAGCAACGCAATAATACGGATAGCATGACATGGCAATATCTCTTGGAAATCGTGCAAAAATGTCCACCAGTACCACGGGTACTGGAACGATTACCTTGGGCAGTGCGGAAGCGGGTTATCAAACATTTGCTGCGGCGGGTATTACTAACGGTCAAACCGTAAGATATGTCGTGGAAGACGGTTCTAGTTTTGAAATTGGCAGTGGTACTTATACGTCAAGTGGCACAACGCTTACACGATCTGTTACAGAAAGCTCTAACTCAGATAACGCTATTGTGCTTTCGGGTGCAGCAAAAGTATTTTTATCTGCCACTGTAGCTGATTTGTATATTAACGATGGCGCGTCTACTCTGACAACTACGGGCGTTATTACGGGTGGCACGGTAGAGGCAACCAGCGATACGGCTGCGGGTGACAATGCCGCTATAGGTTACACCAGCGCAGAAGGTTTAATTCTGACGGGCCAAGGCAGCACGAACGACATAACCATTAAGAACGATGCGGACACTGCGGTAATTTCTATACCGACAGGCGGCACGAACGTTGATTTTGCTGGCAGTATTGATGTTGCAAATGTCGGTATTTCAACGGGTGTTATTGACCTAAAGAATGGTGGATCACAGTCTGTTGTTAAGTTCTATTGCGAGTCAAGCAACGCGCATTATGCTGAGATAAAAGCTCCCGCTCACGGATCGTTCAGCGGAAACGTGACATTAACACTTCCCGCGACTACAGACACAATTGCAGGTATTGCCGCAACGCAGACGTTTACAAACAAGACGCTTACTTCTCCTGTTTTAAACACGGGTTCAGTAGGAACGTCCCTCGCATTTCCTGATGATGCAAAAGCCCTGTTTGGTGCTGGCTCAGATTTGCAGATTTACCACGATGGATCAAATTCTCAGGTTCGTGACTCAGGCACGGGTGATTTAAGACTACAGGGCGCAAATGTAGTTATCCAAAATAGTGACGGTAGTGAAAATATGGCTACGTTTACTGTAGATGGGGCTGCTAAACTTTTTCACAACAATGCGCTTAAAATAGCTACAACAGCCACAGGCGTAGACGTCACAGGCAACGTGATTGCTACAGGCACTATTGAACCGGGAAGTGACACAGCAGCAGGTGATAATGCTGCTATTGGTTACACGGCGGCTGAAGGTCTTATTCTTACAGGACAGGGTAGCACCTCAGACATTACATTTAAAAACGATGCAGATGCTGTGGTGTTTAGTATACCTACAGGCACTGATGATATTCTGTTTCCTGACAATGCTAAAGCCCTGTTTGGCGATGGGTCTGACCTACAGATTTACCACGATGGGAGTAATTCAGTAATTGCTGACACAGGCTCAGGCGCTTTAATTTTATATGGTTCTGATTTTGTATTTCAACAAAATGGCACCAGCGAGCGCATGGCTGACATGGCACA